AATTAAGAATAGCCCAGCAGCATCTCTAAGCTCTGCATTGCGTTCTGCGGTAATCCGCTCATCTTCTCGGTGTTGCCGGTCAACCTCTTTGCGGATTTCGATTACTTCACGCTGAACTGACTCGTATGCGTGTATCCCGTAGACAGAGATGAAGAGATTCTTGATCTCTTCCTGCATCTTGAACGCTTTCGCTTTTGCGGCGTAGCGCTCCATTGCCTCTTTCTCAATCTCGGCAGGATTAGAAAATAAGCGCTTCTTTGGTGGTGTAGCGGCAATATGCGTTAGTTGACCGACAGCGTTCCACAGAGATCCGAGATCCTGTGCCATTTCCTGTATTTCTTTACCGGCAGCAATAGCACCTTTCAGCCCATTGTAAGCGGCTGTCGCTGTTGCAATTAGTGTAATTGGGTCCATTCATCGACCTAACGCTTTAAATACCAAGTCAACGAAGAACCCAAACACTACGCCGATAATCATAAGAATAGCGCCAGCACCCTTCCACCTGTTCATGGCAGAAGTAATAGATTTAACCTCAGTCTTAAGCTCATTCATGTCACGATGAAGCATCTCGATTTGAGCTTCCATGCGCCCGATTTGTTGGTTCAGTTCATCTGACATGCTTCACCTATTAGGCTGCTGGTGTTTCTTCTTGCGGTGCCGGAGGCGTCCAACTATTCCATTGATCGATGTACGGCTGAACAAGATCAATGCTATTAAGCCAAATGCGATCACCTTGATATACTTCTATGTTTCCATATGTGTCATACCATTGAATGACGCGCCAATTTTGATCATCTTTAATAACTTCTGCGAATTTGCGGAAATCACCATCAATTCCGATAGTATTGTCTGGGAATACGACTGTTACACGCATTTTTTCCTCTTAGGTCTTGATGATGTAATTCAACATAATTGTTGGTTGAGTATTGTTGTGCGCTGTGCCGCCGCCAGTATTCTGAATAAACCCAGTGCGGTCATAGAAAGCAGTACCACTACCATTGCTTGTAACTGAATAATAAGATGTTGACCCAGACGCACCACCCATACGTTTACCCGGATGTTCATGGGATGGAATATCACTCGTAGCCAACGTAACATCTTCAGCGCCACCAGCAGCGCCGAGCGTTGTCCCAGTAATGCCAGACCCAGCAGCTGTAATACGGTTAGCAGCTGTGCCACCCATATTATCAACACCAGCGGCCAATCGGCCACGCATATCAGGCAAGTTAAATGTTGTTGATCCGTCTCCAGAACCGTACGTTGTTCCAACTACCGCAAAAAGAGCGGCATAGGTTGTGCGGCTTACAGCAGCGCCAGAACAAAGTAGCCAACCTGTAGGAGCAGATGAACCCGCGTATGGCATGACAGAGCCAGAAGGTATACCAGTAGAAGTAGAAACTGAACCCCATATTGTCCCATCATAAACATCTAAAGCACTCGTCGTGGTATTAAAACCAGTCTGCCCCGCACTCGGAGTTGCAGGACGAGTGGCAGTTGTCCACGATGGGAAGACTTCGCCGTTTGTACCGTCAAGAGTTAATGGCATGTCAGTTCACCTTATGCCCATGATCCAATGTTTACGTTCGAGCCAGAAGCAGCAAGCGGATAGATTGCAAAGTATGACCCTGCAACTGTGCTATACGCGCCGCCGGGAGCCGCAGAAAGAGTATATTGCGGAATGAATGTGCCGCCAGCGTTGATGGAGACGGTGCCACGCAAAGTGTATGGGACAACACGAGTAGCTGTAGCTATAGCTTGGGTAAATGTTGTATTTGATGCGCTAGAAATAGTGCTTAAGAAAACGCCAGTTGTAGCTGCACCAGCAGTACCAACACCAACTGCACTTTGATCTTGCGACGATAAATAATAAATTATGTTATTTACTGTAGCGGTACCGCCAAAACCCATACCAATCGTATGAGAAGTTGCGCCAGCAGTCTTTGATAGTAAAACAGTTGACTCAAAGGCATAAACCGTGCTTCCAACAAGTGTTACACCAACACCAAAAACACTCTGCGCCGTGCTTACGTTTGCCCCGGCCAAGTCAGAGTTAATGCGGAAGTATTGCATCGCAGGAATACGACCAGCACTTAGTCCGTTGACTGTGCCTTGCATATAACCGCTTGAGTCAATGCGCGCGCGTTCAACACTATTTGTTGCAAGACCAACAGCATTTGCAGCAGGCAAGAATAAACCATTAGATGGAGCAGATGAACTTGTAGGTATAATCACAGGAGATGTTAAGTTCTGACCAACTGTCACGCCACCGCTCGTATCAAGCGTCAGGTTTACTGTCGCTGATGACGGTTCTTGGATTTGCGTAGTTTTAAGTATCGCTACCATTATACTGTTCCTTCAACCGGAGGAGCGGGAGGATTAGGATCTGTGAATGAGCCATCAGCAGGATTATAGATCCAGCCAAACGATACGGGTGAATCATCAGGCAAGCCAACAAGTATGCAGCCTTCAGGTGCGGGATCAACCGCAGGATCAGCCACGATAACGTTGATTACTGTCTCATCGCTGTTTTGAACAACTACACAACGCATTAAGTATACTCCGAAATTCTAATCATACCTTGGTATCCCGCACCACCGTTTGCAGGCGTTGCCGTATTAGATACGATTGAGCCTCCTCCGCCACCTGAACCATAACCTGTGCCTGATATTCCGTTATACAATCCAGAGCCACCAAAATATAGATATGCAGTTCCACCAACATTTGCTCCAAATGGTGTAATAACAGTCCCACCGTTGCATAAAAAGTTTGTCCCAGCTGCAATTCCTGCGATTGAATAATCCATATTAGTTGCAGTTGCGGATGATCCAGCAGTTCCGTTTGTATTTGCTCCTAATGTCCCTGCACCGCCGCCAGAAACTGAATATGTTGTTGCACCTATTGTAATAGATGTAGTTCCTCCTGCACCGCCACTAGATGAAGATCCAGCGGCTCCTCCACTTCCTATTGCATATGAATAAGTAGTGCTTGGGGTTACAGAAACAAATTTTACTGCGTAAATTCCATTACCGCCACCACCACCGTTGGCGTTACCACCTGTACTTCTAGTCGCCGCTCCACCTCCACCACCAGCCCCAATAATTTCAATCAATATATTATTGCATCCAGCAGGGGTTGTGTAAGATGTTCCGCTTGTCAGGATTTGCGGCGCACGAATAAGTTGGCCTGACGCAGAAACAGCCGCCCATGCACCATCACCACGAAGATAGTTTGACGCGGAAGGTGTACCTGTCGCAGCAGGGACAGAGTTAACAGATGTGAGAAGATTGGTTGATGCGGCAGGAAGCGTCAGTACTGTTGTTCCCGCTACTGCTGGTGCAGCAATAGTGACTGACCCTGACGTTGAACCGTTGATTGTTATGCTACCCATATCAGATCACCGTCCAAGTTGAAGATGAAGGAATAGTCACTGTTGCCGTGCTCGCAATCGTAATTGGCCCAAACGTACCAGCGTTAGTGCTTGCAGGAATGCTGTAGCTCGTGTTCACAGTCTGACCGTTATTCCAGAAGATTGCATCTGAACCACCACCAGCAGCACCGCCACCGATATTACCCCATGCGGAACCGTTATAGCCTTCGAATGCAGTATTGTCTGAGTTAAACCGTATCATACCCGCAGTCGGTGATCCAGAACGCTGTGCCGTTGTACCGGTTGCAAGTTTCATCTGACCAGTACCGGACATAGTAAAGTCACCACTTGCACCGAGTGTCGTGAAGCTACCCGCAGCAGCCGCAGTTCCACCAATCGCTGGAGGAGATGCAAGATATGTCGAGACACCAGCACCCGTCAGAGTTCCGGTAACCGTCAAAGTCTTACCAGTACCGATATTTAGACCAACTGATGTGCCATTACCGGCAGCGTTAAAGAGACCGTCGACGATGTCCCAGTCGCTATTTGTCTTCGTGCCCCACGTATCACGAGACGCGCCAACTTCAGGCTTCGTCAGGTTAAGGTTAGTGGTATATGTATCCGCCATTACTATCTCCTACTGCACAACCCATGACTGGGAGCCGGTAGACTGAACTACCCAATTCTGTATCACATTTTCTTGCGTTTGCCACGTCTCTGCCTCTATGCCTTCTGGCTCCCAGAGATAGCGTCCCGTAGCACCCATACCGCTCGTCGCGACAGCATTAGCCACAACGACAAGTGTTACTTGCGCCTGCGCTGTTGCCGTCGATACGCCGACTATATCAGCAAGCGCTGACCATGTAACTGTTGCATCCGCTGTTGCATTTGACTCAGCAACGATATCAGCCGCACCCGCAGTTATCCGTGTCGGTGTAAATACACCGTCGCTTTCGCTTGTTCCAATCGCCTCTGCAAGTTGAACCGTATAACCGTCAGCCGTTGCGTCCGACTGCTCCGCGATAGTGGCACTTACAGTTCTGATTGCATAAGCGCCAGCAGTAGCGCCACTAGTTGCAGCCATAGTGACAGAGACTTCTCTGACGCGCTGACCAACTGCTGCGGCAGTACTTGTGGAGGATATGTCACAGTAGGCAATCTCGGTATCAGCGGCTGCTGCACCTGACGAGGAGACAGATATGACGTTTAACGTCGAACTGATAATCCGCGTCGGTGTAGCTGTCGCGTCAGAGGAAGCCGCGATAACGCAATCGGCATCTACGACAAAACCTGTGCCGTAAACGCCTAACCCGTAATCGAAACTACCGTAGTCGCGACCATTAGCCATCGATTAGTCCAAGGTGATCGTGAGAGCGCCTGTGTTGAAGCGGAGCACGTCGCCTGTATCGATTGTCTTGGAAGTCGTGAGGTTAGCGAAAGCCAAAAGGTTACCGCTTGACGAGGCATCGAAGATACCTGCCGCTACAACCGTACCCCATGAACCGCCAGCGGTCGGGAACTCCACCGCAGCAGAGTTAGAAGCCGTGGTAGGAGCTGTGCCTGTAACCGAGAAGTTTACGGTCTGACGGGCATAAGATGTTCCGCTGACCTCAGTGCCACCGCCTGATTCACCAGGAGCAACAGTGTAAAGCGCAACGTACCACGATGTCGGGCGAGTTGCTGAGTTCGTCGTGAAAACCCAGTTCAGAACAAGATCTTCTGAGTAATTTGTAAAGCCTGCCATTTCTAACTCCTTATCCGTAAGTTATTCGCGTACGCGCAATGAGCGGTCCCCCGCTATGTAACGCCTTGTCGCTTTCAAGTTGCAGTGAATCAAGCCGCGAATTGTAC